CAGAAAGTCATACTTAATCTGTTGCAACCTCGAGGCATACTTAACGTTGGTTCCGATGTGAATCATAATACCTCTCTCTGTCTCCTGCTCCTGGTATACTCCACCACCAAGGGTGTCCCCTTGCCAGTTTGCACCTATCGAAGCCCTCAACCTGCCAGTTATAACTCCTATTTTCTCTCTTGGATAGATTGGTATATTTCGATAGCTACCTACTGTGTATGTTCTGGTACGCTCCACTACCTGCCCTGTTTCTATATCTCTTTCAAAATACCTCTCTGTTCTCTGAACTCTTACCCCTACTCTTCTAAATGGTCTGCCTGGATCAGTCAGGTATTTTGTAGTGGTCTCTCTTAATATCCATTTTCCCATGTTTTTCGCAAACCGCTTTAACTCCTCTCTTAATCTTTGCTGGTCAGGGGTAAGGTTTGGTGGAATTTGAACTGTAATATTAAACATCTATCACAACCCACATGTTCAAAACTGATTTTATGTAGTCATCAAGGTCTTTGGTGCTTCTTAATCCGCCAAACTCACTCTTTTCATCCATTGCAATAAGCCCTCGTTTCCACTTCTCTACTATCCACTCTGTTAGATGGTATATTGCTTCTCTAATTCCATATGGTATTGCTGATAAGTCGCTTGCAGTGTCTGGAGCAAATCCGCCAGTATAGGTTATATTGTATACTCCTGTGGCTCCCAACAGAAGCCTTGTAATATTAACCCCTATAAGTTCGATTTGAGAATACAAGTAAATAGGAGTAATGAAATATCCTGACTGCTCTTTTATCTCTGCAAGTTCAATTAGGGGCTGTCTTTTAGGAGTATAGACAAAAGGTGGAACTTCAACTATAACGCTTTCTGTAAACTGTCCCTGGATTATCTTATATCCTGTGTAGTTTTCAAATAGGCTCAAGGCAGTATTTAGAGCAAATAAAACTTTATTGTCTTCTGCCTGACGGTTAGATACACTTAAAAACTCATCCTTTAATAAGTCAATTATTGCCATGGCTTTTGTTCCCCCTCTACCCTGCTGGGCTTCTCATTTCTCTTAGTCGATAACACTAACTCCATACGCATATCCTCATTTTTTAGGCAGGGTAGAGGGGTTTTCATTATTTCTCTACCTTCTCTTTACCTTCATCAGTCTTTTTCACTTTGTCAGTATCGGTTTCTATCTTGACAACTTCGATGTACTCTGCAAATCTGTCTGCAATTTTCTTTTCCACATCGTAGATCTCACCTTGTTTGAACTCGCCATCCTCATAAATTATCGTCCTTTTGAATCTAACCTTCATTGCTCACTCCTTTATTATTCCTTACTTAACACTGCGAAGGCCTTGCCAAATACTGGAATTGCGTTGTATTTCTCTACAGCCCTGATTGCAAAAACATCATTTACAATCAGGTTCATTGTGCCAACTGTCCCAGATGTGAAGGTCTCAAGTCTTATGGCGTTGTCATAGGCACATATGACAGCATCAAAGCTACCGTAAAGGGCATAATGGTCAGTAGGGAACAGAGAATCAGGAACCACAATAAACTTCTTACCAAGCAATGTGTTCATGCCACCTTGAAAGTCAACCAGTGGCCTGTTCTGAGAATCCTTGAGCTTGTTAATTTGTGTAAATGCACTTTGTCCAAGTATCCACATTGCGTTCTTTTGAAATACAGGCGAGACAGCTCCAAGCATTGATACCAGGTTATCGTAGGTCAAAGATGTTAAGGCTGTAACTGTTACAAGTGTCTGGTTAGAGTCAGAAGCGATGTTTGAAATACCTATCTGGTCTTCTACTTTTGCCATAGCCAGTCCCATAGTTCTGACAAGGTAATTGGTTATATCCCAGGTCTCAACAAGCTCTGGAGTTAGAACAATCAGGGCGGCAATTTTTGAAAGTGGAAAGTCCTTGAAGGTTATAGAGTTATCCCCTTCTGTAATTGCTCCTGTCTCTGAAACCTGGTAAGCAGTAATTTCTCCCATTACTGGCACTTTTACGTTTCTGGTGGCTTGAATTCTCATTGCATTAGCTCTGACAATTCCATAATCGAACACGGCCTGCATTACATCTGCATAGAGTTCTGCTGGCAGGCTCAAAGATCCAAGGGTAATAGCTTTCTGGATGGTGTCCCTCCACAGAATGGTCTTATCTATTTCTCTTTTCGCCTCTGGCTCTGCTTTTGCTCTCTCCTTCAATACATTTAGCCTCTCATCAAATACCTTGCCAATGAGTTCTACAAGTTGCTCCTGTGTGAGTTCAATTTCTTTCTCGTTCATTTTTGTTCCTCCTTCTTTATTTTAATTTTAAATGCTTTTGGTTTTTCCTCCTCTTCCCTGATGTCTCCGACACCTTTATCGGTGTCTGACATCTCTGGGGTGGCTTTTAACGTTGGTATAACATCAAGTAAAAAAGTTTTGACCTTGTTTATTTCATTCAATCCATTCAATAACGGCTCAAAATAGAGCTTCTCCATAAGGTAAGCTTCAGCCTCTCCTGGTGTCCATTGTTTCAATTCAGGTGGTTCTGTTCCATGGTCTTTATAATGCTTAGCAAGATGCTTATATACTGCTTCAATGTCCTTTTCTGGGATTTCCCCGCCTCCCCTTGCTCCAAGTAATGAAGCCATAGCAGATACAACACCTCTCCAACAGGTTCGCAATTCACCATTAACTATGTAATGATGGGGCAATTTGTATGCACCAAGGGTTTCTGGGTTCTCATCATCATACCAGGCAAAGCCTTGCTTATATTTTGACCAATCAATGGTATCAGGGTCTCCGCTACCATCACTGGATGCCCACTTCCTCAATTGTTCTCTGGCTTTTGTTCCGTCCCAAGCTACATCATCATCCAGAAATGGAATAGAATGGGTTGCTACTGCTCCCTTTATGCCATAGATTGATTTTGCCACTTTCTCTCCCAGGGTAGAATTTTTCTCTGAAACACTCTCTATAAAAGCTTCTGGATTGGCAGGGATAGTTACCACAGCAATCTCAAGTAGCTTTGAAGTCTTCCAGTACCTTACACCATCAGAGGAATCCTCATACGTTACAGGTGCAAACATAATTGAAAGTGTTCTAAGGTAGCCATCTTTTATTAGCTCCCATACTGTCTTACTTTGTTCTGTCTTCAGGTGTAATTGAAACTTGCCTATTAGCTTTTTTACTCCATCATCAGTGGTGGCTTTAAGCCACAATGTTCTACCTATAGGGAACTCGTTATACTGGTGTTGAAAAGTTAAAACGGGGTTTTTCATGTATTCAGAAATGTCAAGTCCATCAATAACAACAACCTCATTGTCTCTATCTACCACCTCTACACTGGCAACACCTATAAAAGAATGCTCACTGTCATTAATGCTTTTAGCCTCAATGCTTGACGCTATCACTTTTATGATTTTATCCTCCATTTTATTCTCCTCCTTCTGCAGGTACTATAATACACCTGCAGTTAATCACTTCTCCAGGGTCCACTTCAGGGTCCCCTGGATACAAAAGCTCTGCTCCTGTTACTGGGGAATAAAATTTCTCATTTATTCTTCTAACTTGTCCATGCAAGGCTCTATGCGATGGTCTAACTAATTCATCAAGAGCAGTAAACCACTCCTTATATTCTACATCATTTGCCATCATAGTATCCAGTGAAGCCATATTTGAAACTCCTATTAATTCTGTCCTTGCAATCCTTACTGCTCTGTACTCCTCATAAAAATCAAAAATGCCATTTATACGTTGTGCTAACTCATCCACACTTTCCCCTTCCATGATACTCTCCTGTATAGCTTCACGCAATTCTCTTACCGTAGCTTCATTAATTAAGTCCATTTTGATTGTCCTGTTCATTACTGCATTTATTAGGGCTGGCGAAACTTGTGGCGGTGTAAGGTCGTATACCATTGCAAAGGCATTTGTTCTCTCCTGGTAAAGTTCAGATAGCAGTTCTCTTATTTGCTCCTCCCTCTCTTCGCTTACACCGTTCAAAATTGAAATTATAAACTGGTCAATTTGCTTATTCAATCCGTAAAAGTTTTTGATTCCGAGGAGTTTTGAAAGAATCTCTTCTCTTTGCATTTTGAAAATCGTTTTCAACTCTCTAACAAGTTGTGGTTCAGTTTTAGACATACTTTTAACCGTGGAATACCAGTTTTTCTCGTGGATGTCATTTATTGTTTTCTTCTGGTTGTGTTCTATTATACTTCCTTTTGTCTTCTGGTTAGCTTGTCCGCTAAATGACAATGGAATAAAAGACGCTGGCATATAAGGGTGGCCTCCCCATGGCATTGGTGCAAGTCCTTCCATTGCTCTTACTTCATTAATGGTCATTACTCCGTTTCTAAGGTATACTTCTATTTTTCTGAGCTCAAGATCCTCATCATACTGGTATGGGATTTTAAGCTCAAGCCATCCATCAAGATTTAAAACTTCTTTAACAAGCTCAATATTCAAAAACTGCTCTATAAACTTTACTCTTGGTAAAATGGTATTTCTGATAAAGGTTTGTTCTGATGCCAGGGCGTTAGCCCTGTTTACATCCTGGTATACTCCTACTATCGAAGGCGGAACTCCAAACTCCTGAAGTATTGTATCCCTTATTGCTTTATTAATCTCAATAATCTGAAGCTCTTGAGGTGTCCGTTCTAATGGAATTGAATTTGCCTTTGGCAATATGGGAATCGAATTCTGCAACCTGGATAAAGTCAAAACCTCTTTTATCTTGCTGGCATAGGTGTAGTCCTCAACAGTGATTGCTTGCCTTGGTACTGACCTGCTCAAAATCTCTCTCATTATCCGCTTTACATCTATCTGTAAATTTAAGTCCTCAAGGATGGCTTGCAATCTTCCATAGCCTTCAAAATTTAAAAATGGGTGTGGATACCTGAGAAAAATTATTTCTGAAGGGTTATATTCTATTGTCCCGCTGTTTGTCCTGTACCTGAATCCTATAATCTTAGAACCATCATCACTTTTTACTATGGTCATTGCGGTGGGGTCATTAAGAATGTAAAAATTTACTTCTCCATTATCGTCTCTTTTTCTTATAAAGCTTTTGCCAGTTACCTCAAGCTGGTAGGCAATCCTATAAAAGAAAATTGGAGCAGTCTCAAAGGGATTAGGTCGTTGCATAAATTTGTCGATACTGTCGTTTTGAATTTCTTTTCCGTTTTTATCTTTAAATGAATACTCCAGTGAGAAAAATTGTTTAGCGATAGTATCAATTGCAATGTAAGCCCAGTATAGGAGTGCTTTATCAATGCTGGTTAAAACTGATGTAGTGTTAAAGTCTGTAGGATTGCCTACTCCTTGCAACATGGTATAGGAGTATTGTTTGCTTTTTAATGCCTTTGTGAGTTTTTGAAAGATGTTAGGCATATATCTATTATACTCCGTTTTTTTGGTTCTCAAAATTTTTATATGTCAATGTAAACAATTTCATTTATGTTGCCACTCCGATAGTATGTATAAACAGCATAACGCATTGCATCCATGCTGTGATCATTGAATTTTACTGGCTCCTCTAAAATGTTGCCTTGCCTGTCTTCCTTATACTTGTATCCCTGGATTTCCTTTATAGTGTTAACGCATCTTGAGTGTATGTGAATTTTTAGGGTCTTTAGAAAGTTAATACCGTTTATTACATCCTTTTTGGCTGGGATAACTAAAAATCCTGCCTGTGTTAGTTCTGTTATTCTCTGCGGGTCGGTCTCTGAATAAATGGTAGGGTTCACGTTCCATTGTTTATTCTTTTCCTTGATAAGGTCAATAAATTCTGGCATGGTCAGGTGGGTTCTGTAAATCTCATCAATGATGTAAACATCATTATCCTTTAGTCCTATTAGCAAATAAACACTGGGATTATTGAATCCAAAGTCTGTCCCTGCAATTATATCATCGTAAAAATCTATCGGATGGTCAAAGCTTTCAATGGAGTAATTAGTGTAGATTTGTCCTTTGAGTGTCCCCCATTCTCCAAGACAATATACCTGGTAGGCGTATTCATCCTGGTCTTTTAGTCCCTCAAGCACTTTCTTATAGTCGTCGTCAATAAACTTATTGTCTTTGTAGGTCGTTCTGAGTTTGAATGTCTCTGTTTCTTTTTCAAAGAATCGTTTGAATATCCAGCGGTTCCTATCAATCGGGTTAAACGTCATTATGATTTGTCTGAAGTGTCCTTTTGGTAGCTTTTGACCTCTAAGCCTTCTGTTTATCTCGTCATATTCATTTGCAGTTAACTCTGTTGTCTCTTCAATCCATATTAAATCTATGTCCGTTATGGATTTTATCTTTTCAATGTCCTCTCCACCTTCTCCAATACTTTTGAAAATTATTCTGTTGCCCCCATAAGTGGTTATGATTAAATCGGATTTGTTTATATCGTAGGGAATGTGATACTGCCTTAATAACTTCTCAATAAGTTCTAAAGAAGTAAGCTTTAACGCTGGCAATGTTTTACGGATTACAAGGATTTTCTTTTCTTTGTAGATTAGCGAAAAAAGAATAACCTTTTGTGCAGCGGAGTAGCTTTTGCCAGCTCCTGCTCCGCCATATAGAATTGCTTCTCTTTGAGTAGTTCTGAAAAAGGAAATGTATGCTTCATTAATATTATTTGCAAGGTTAATCTCTGGCATCAGGTAAAATTTCCCTGGGGATTATTATTTTGATTTTCTCATCAATCTTCTCTATGATGTCGCTTGCCTGCAAATTCTTACTTGCGGTCTCATAAGCTTTTAAAGCCTCCTGAATACTTGTAAATCCGTTTTCAATAATAAACTTGTATGATAGCTTCAAAATGTTCATGTCCATTATTGTTTTGTCTTTCTTTATCTTTGCTATCTGCTCTATAAACTGCTCTTCTTTTGATTTGTCGGATTCCTGCTTTGCTATAGCTTCTGTAATTCCATACCTGACGCCTTCATTCCATAACTTTTCCCAGCCAAATCTTTCTGACCATCTCTGTATTGTAGCATAATGTATGTTAATGTTGAAATGTCGTTGCAATTCTGTTGCAATTTTACGGAATGAATATTTATGATTACCGTTCTCATCAGGGGTTAAGAAAAGTTCTTTAGCAAATTCTATAATTTCTTTATCTGCTCTCATATTCAAAACAATGTGAGTTTTTTATCATCAAACTTGTTATCATGTGGAAAAGGTTTAACTTTCATTCCGTCGGGGTCTTTCTGTTCTGGAGTAAGCATGTCTTCTACTCCAGCAATTTCTCTAAGGTCTCTCTTCAGGTAGAATGGTTTTCCACTTTCATTTAAAAGTCTTATCACATCTATTGCGAATTTATGCCAGTCTATTCTTTTTTCTATTTCTTCAAAATGATTTATTTTGCCTACTTTAACATAGTCAAGGTAGGGTAAAGCGTGTTCCATAACTTTTAGGGTTTCTTCAGGTTCAATAACAGGTTCAAAGCTTGCCCAGGTTCTAATACCATTTTGCTTCAGAATTCTGAGTGCATGGATTCTATCCTGTGGAAAGGCAGCAAATGGTTCCCATTTTACACTTTTTTCCTTATCCCAGAATGTCAATGTCTGACCAACTATAATGTGTTCTCCAAACTGTTCAAATATATCAATATCTCTTAAAACTCTACTTCCACCTTTAGTGAGGATAGAAACTGGGATTTTGTAGTTTAGAAATAGCTTCAGTGCCAGGCGTGTAATTTCAAACTCTTGATCTGCTGGGTCATACGGGTCTCCTACAAAGCTTAATTGAACATACCTATCTGAAGCATAATACTTTTTGCAATCTTTTTCAAGCTCCTCCAGAACGTTTTGCCTTGGTTCTGCTTTTCTGTACTCTTCGGGGGATTTTTCCATAATTTTAGGAACATAACAATATTTGCAACCATGAGAGCATCCTGTATAAAGATTTGCGGCCAGGGGGGCATACTCCCTGGCTCTGCCTTTTGGCTCATAAATTATGCTCATGGTTTTCTCCTTTTTTTGGCAATCGGCAACCCATGTATTTTTTGTTTGGCACTGGCCTGTAAAGAATAACTTTTTTCACACCTAAATTATACAGATAATTTAGCATTGCGTCAAGTTCAAATTTATAGAACATAGTAGGGATTTTTTTAATCTGCTTTTTTGTGAAGTTGATCTTGGTTAGGATCTCTAAAGGGATACCTCCATATCCTACCTGGATGTCTGTCATTGTTATTATAACATTGTCTTTATAGCTTCCATTTTTTACTATAGCTTTGAGTGGATAGTATGGATGTCCGTATACATCCAGGTCGATCAGGTCATATACACTTAAATCCAGGCCGGGAATTATTTTTAATGAATCTCCTTCTATTGCATCTGGATTTTTACCTTTCTCCTTCTCTACTGAAGTTACTATAATTTTTTTGTCTTTGTTTCTTTTCTGGATGGTTTTCCATATCTTGCCAGTGCCTGCATACAGGTCAAGTACTCTAACAGTATCAAGGTTCTGTATCATCTTTTCTCTCAATTTTACTTTTCCCAGAAAGTAGCTATTGTCCGTTTTTTTAATTTTAGTTCTGGGATTTTTCAATTTCTACACCCTCCAGTGAACTTAAAAACTCATTTATTTTGTCTATTTGTTTTGCATAAGCGTCTATATCAAAACTGAGTAAGATGTGAAACTTTCTGTATGGTCTTGGTTCTACCTCTTCAAATTCTATGTCTTCCTCTGCAGTTTCAACATCATCAAGATCTAAACCTGTTAACTCTAAATCTACTGGCTCTATGTCTGCAATAAACTTTTCAATGAGTTTCTCATCAAATTCTCCCTGGATGGAGTTTAAAGCTATGTTTAATGCTTTCTCCTTCGATTTTGGCAGATTTACAATAACAACGGGGACTTCTTCAATACCAAGTTCTCTGATGGCTAACAATCTCTGGTTGCCACCGATTACCTGGTTTTCTGGATTTATCACAAGCGGGTCTACTATGCCAAATTCTTTTATTGATTTCTTTAGTTTCTCTAACATTTCTCTACTTATTTTCCTGGGATTGCCTGGGTAAAACTTCAGATCTTTTGCTTTTCTATACTCTATTTTCAGGTTCATTTTTTGCCTCCTTTTTAACAAGTTCAAAAAAATATTCTGCAGGGATTATAACATACCACTTTCCACGGTCTTCCCTTATAAAGCATCCTGTAAATTTCTCTAAATCTTCCTTTACTGCTTTTGGTAAAATCCTTTTCCACCTTTTAACTCCAAAGACCATGTTTTCTATAATTACATCACCTTTTATTGCACCAGCTCCGGATAGGGGTATCCGCATTGCATTTAACCCCTTGCCTTTTGCTAACCCCACCACCTCACGTTCTCCGCTATTTCCTTTTATTTTATTCTGCATTACACCCCCTTTTTATTTTTTCATCTATTTGCTTTATTTCAACAACTAACATCGCAAGCGTCCTCAACTTCTTTAAGCCCCTTTCTACTATTTCAGTTAAAACCAAAGTCTTATAATCATAAACCCAACTGTCTGACTCATGAGGCCCCAATCTGGCTATAAAATGTTTCCTATTTTGCAAATGTTTCCCAGGCTCAAAATAAGCATCTATTACCGTTATTACATCTTCTGCATCAACCCTATGTTTTTCTTTCTTCATCCTTTCTATCCTCGTTTCCATAAATTGCCTTACACACCGTTCCTCTTCTGTCTCAACAGGCACTAAAAAATTAAAAAAATACCCATTTTTATATTTTAAAAATCTTTCAACCCCCATCGTTATAATACTCCTTCAATATCTTAGCAACCAACAAATTTAACTTTCCGGGAGTTAAATCAGTAAATTTATGCAAGTTCCACCACTCAAACACCAACTGTCTAACATACTTTTCTGGCGGCTTTTCTGTCTCAAAATATTTTAACAACACTTGTATCGACGTTATTCTACTTAAATCGACATTCGGCTTAGGCGTCCAATTTAAAATGTAATCAACTTTCCTAATAATCTGCTCCCAGTCCCATATCCTCAGTATGCCTAACTGCCGCACCTCTTTCATCTTCTTAAAAAATTCTAAAACACCACCCCACCCCTGCCCTATCATGTCCCGGAGCTCCAATAAATACCGCCTGTCTATTTCAGACCGCAAAGTTTTACGAGGAAAGCCACATTGCCACATTGCTCTTAATATTAATTGTAACACTTCATCTTCATTTTCCATATCAATAGAATTATTATATTTTACATTTAAAATTTTATTATTAATATTTTTGCCTACAGGGTTTCCATAATCTTTAAAACCTTCAATAAGCGAATTAATCACACTTTCCAAAGCCCCTTTATTCTCGCTTTCCTTATCGCATGCCTCTTGTTTTTCTTTATTATGAGAACCCTTTATTAAAGAGTTTCCATATTCAAGATTTTCTTTAATCTGCTCC